TGAAGATGTTGTATCTGATCTTCAGTCTCTACTATATAAAACATTCACTACTCTATTATAAATTCAGAGTAATCGGTTATAAAACTATCTATTTCAGGTATTTGTTTTTTAGCTTGTAAAACTACCTGCTCATTTTTATAAGCAGAACCTTTATATTCATAACCGTTTACCATAACATTTTCTATCGGGGTACTTAAGTCCCACTTTAACTCTATAACTTTAATATAGGTAAATTTTTTGAAGTAGTCAAACTTTGATTTATTTGCTTCAATTATTTTACCGTTTCTCGTATCTAAAAGTATATATCTGATAAAATATTTTTTATCGTAGTCTTCTAATAAGGGTCCAATCTCGTCAGATAGGAATCTTGGAACTTTAGGCTCTTCCTCTTCAATTAAAAATAACTCTTTGTTGTTAGAACCGGGTAACTTACCTGTAAAGTATCTTTTTTGATAAGTTTCAAAATACCATCCTACATATTCTCTTTTATCAGAGAACTGTAATTTATCCCCTTGAGTATATTTTGCCGGTTTGTATTTTGATTTTGGTAGATACATTATAAAACTATCATTTGTGTTTTTACATCGGTAACCCACCTATTACTGGTCGAACGGTGAGTAACTCCGGTAATTATAAATCCTATATTTCCTCTATAACGATTAGGTAATAAAACTGTATCATCTATTGTAAATGCCTGACCTATTTTCAATCCTGATGCTCCTCTCATTGAGAAAGTTAATTCGAAAGGTACTAGTCCAGGTTTTTGAGATTTATTTTTAAATTTATTTTTAAGGTACATTTGCATAACAGATCTGTGAATTGGTTCAAAACTAAAATCGGAAAATTCTTTACCGTCTGTGTTAAATCTACCTTCGTCTAATTCTTCCCTTGTATTAAATTTTCCTATTACTCTATTAAATTCATTAAGCGGATTACTTTTTGCTTTTTCTAATTCTTTTAGATCTTCCTGATCGGTAGTAGCTTGTTGTTTTCTTATTGGATTCTGTCTATCTTTTAATCCGGTATTCCATTTATGTAAATTCAAAACATTTTCAACAGAAGATACTTGATTAGCTTGGGCTGAAATAGCGAGCATAGTACTGATGCTGTTTGTAAGTTTTGATGTAAAGCTTAAGTTTTCTACCATGCTTCCTACTCCAAAAAGGTTTAATTTAGGTAAAGTAGATTTAACAGGTACAGTTTTTCTATCTATAACATACCATTGGTTAGTAGAAAAATCGAAGGTAGTGTCAAATGAGTTTACACCTCCGGAGCATTTATTCATAGTAGCAACTACTTTATCAATTAAATCCTTGATAGATGTACTTTTAGGGTCAATATCAGAGATACATTCTTTTACACATTGTTTCAAAAAATCTACATTTAACCAAATATTCAAAGTATTATACACTTCACCCTCTCGAGGAGGTCTCGGAATATTATAACTATCTGTTTTTTTGTCTAAGTCTAAAACATTAATGCTACCGAGACTTGTCTTAGGAAATAAGACTAAAAAAGGATTACTAGAAATATGCTCAGGAAAAGTAACAAAATTTGATTTGTTTAATTGAGTATTCCATTTAAGTATATTTACTTCTTTAGATTTTTTTAACATTAAAGAATTATTAATATACTCTAAAAACTTTCCTAACGTAATAAACCTATGTACGCCATGATCTTGTTCACCTAAATTAAATGGACCCACTATTGCTTTTGTTTGGAACTCTAAAAGGTAAGGTCTACTTTTTTTGGTTTCAATTTTATCCAAAGTAAGTTTAAATTCTAAGTCACAGTTTACATCCTTTAAAACATTTTCTATAAGTAATTTATTTGCCCCTTCATTACTACTTTCAGTAAAAGTAAATTGAGGTTTAGGAACGGCAACCTGTAGCGATTCTAAAAGTTCACCGTAGGTAATTAATTCAACTGTGCAATCATAACCACCATTTAGATTAAAACTCCAAGAAAAGTTTTTTATTATACCGTGCAGACCATCGTAGTTGAAATCTGTATCTCGTTTTAATTTATTTACCTCATTAGTTACTTTCAGTACCCCTTTATTAGGAATAAAAAAATCATCATAGACTTTTTCACCGGGTAAAAACTCTCCTTCGTTGTTTACATAGTACGAATGACCCCATTCTAGTAATACAGAAAAACCTGGTCTTAAAAATAACTGCTCAATTTCATCGAATTGATCTCTAGAGGCAACATAAAATTCAACTGTTGCAGTTCTTAGAGTTCCATATAAATTTTTAGGTTGTACTGAAAAATTGGTTATACCTGCTTTAGGTCTATAACCTAAATTTTCATCTACTAAGTAAGCCGGATTATCATCAGTTAAAATCCCACCGGTTAGTTTACCGTTAAGTAAAGTACCTCCTACAAGTATATTAGATTTCGCTGAGGTGTCTGAGTATTTTTTGTAATTATTATCAAAAACATCTACTGCAGATGTCATTTTAACCCAGATATTTTGTGAGTTAAGAAATTGCAACTCTTCAGTAGTTCTACCTGTTCTTTTACCTATTATAGCTTTCCTTTTCTCTAACTGATTAATAAGAGCACCTGTTATAGGGCCTCCTAGAACTTCACTACTATTTGTATAATGTAAGCTCATTACCTTGCTTTATTAACTTGTTCGTATAATCTTAAAGCTAATGATTTATCTGCAGGGATCCTAATTTGAATACCAAGTTCTAAAGCTAAAGAGGCTTTTTGTGAGTTGTTAGCAGAAGCTATAATCCACCATAAGGTTTGATCTCCATAATACTCTCTTGCTAGTATGTCATAACGGTCTCCAGAAGTAGATATAAGGTAAATATCATCTGCAGTTTCAGGTATAGTTGGGTAGATAGGGTTAGATTTTAATCTAGTTCCAGTTTCTGATGTATATGTTTCTATTGTTTTATATCTATTCATATTATAAACCTTCTGCTAAAAATGATTCATCACCAAAGGTATCAAAGTCACCAAAATCTCCCATACCTATATCTACTGAAGGAGTAAACTTACGGGGTATTTTTATATCCTGTAAAGAATTTACTGCTAATGGATCTAATTGTTCTGTTTGTAATTGTTTTATACCTGAATTACGAGATTGTAGTGGAGATGTAGATGGAACTACTGGGTTAAGTTTCTGTATATTTCCAGATCTAAGATCAGTATTTCCTACTTGAGCTATACCAGCGGTAGTACCTTCTAACTTTTGTAAAATAGGTTTCGGATCAGGCTTACGTATAAATTTATTATTAACACCTGTTTGCGGTATAAAAGTATGTACAGGTTTAAAATTGACTGTACAATCCAGACTCATAGGTAAAGAATCTTTATCTGTATAATCTGAGCCTATATCCCATTGATCATCTTGAGTAATACTATAATTAACACTTTCTATAAATCCAGGAACTCTATTTAAGTAATCTCCAAAAGTCAATCTAGTTAACGTTCCTCTCATAAACCCATTTTCATTATACGTCGGAGCTGTTGAAGAAGCTAACATCTGTATTTTTTCATACATCGGATTCATTTCAGGACCCGATTGTGCAAATATCTTAAATCCTAAACTTATACTTCTATCAAAACCATTATATGTATAAAAGTTTTCACCTCTACCTAAATACTGATAACCAGTCCAATTACCGCTAAAGTTATCACCAAATTGAGTAATGTAAGCTCTAAATTGAATGTGACTAGTTTTTTCAGGAGTAATAATTGCAAATTTTAAAACTGCTAAGTCTGGGTATGGATTAGCTTGTTCTGTTTCGCTGTTGCTTGTTGTATAAACGTCAGAAAGTCCTATGAAATCAGATGGTAGCGGTGAATCTTTATATGGATCGCCCATCAAATACTTTACATGTATTCTTTCTCTAACGCTATCTCTACCTTCACTTAATCCAGGTCTTTTAGGTAGTACAGGTCTTATAATTTTAGGTTTACCAATATAAGTTCTATCTGGTTCAGTATCGTTTTCATTTATAAAAGAACTCTGCTTTTTACTTCTTACTTCACCTCCTACAATAACTATAGGAGCGCCTTCTACACCTGTATAGGTATCAGTTCTAAATTTATGAACTAAATGTGTACCTGTACCATTTAAAGGAACTTGTGCTAAAGTTGAACCTATCAATTTTGCCGTATCAGCTGCTTGATCTATTATACTGTCTTTTAATGCAGATAAATTTTCTCTAGAAAATAACTTACCAGTAGTAACTGCACTGGTAATCTTATTATCAGAATTTATTTGATTTAATTTTGCATTATTAGAAATAAATTTTAAGCCGTTACCGCTGGCAATAATTTTGGTCATTCTAGTTAAATCATCGATCCTAGACTTTATCCCAATAGGTAATGAGGAGCCAGGATTACCTCCCGGTCCAAACTTAGTTTCAGTCAGTCTAGACTCGTTGTATGATTTAAGAATTCCCATTTATCTATCCAGGTAAGTTGTCTAAATATTTTTTAGGAGCTCCTGTGAGTTCTAACTCTGTATGAGGAGCAGTAATATGAACTCCATTTCTTACTTTAGAATCATTATCGGCTAATGCTCCTGCTCTAAGTTCTGGAGTAGATCCTTTCAAGCCTAATTTAGAATTTTGTAATTGGTTAGTTAATATTCCCATGGTTTTTTATAATAAATAGTTAAGTTGATTTATATGTAGAAAGTACTAAGGATTGTCCTACTTTATTACCGTCCATATATACATCTCCACCAGATTTAACTGCTGATATTAGTTCTTTAAGTAATGTGTTAGTTTCTTCTCCAAACTGTGTTCCTCCTGCCATTACTAGAGTATCTTTAGGATTGGTTCGGATAGTAAAATCGTTAGCATCAGTAGAATTTACTTGTTTTCCTTCTTCGTAAAGCCTAATCTGTTTTGTATTTAAATCTTTTTGCCTTTGAGATGACTGGTAGCGTAGGCTTAATGTGGTATAGGGGTTATACATACCGGTACTACCGGACATGTTTATAAATTTATTTATTCTATCAGATTCTTGTTTTTTTTGTTTTTCTAATCGAAGAATTGCATCTTTATTTATATTCTGTGTTCCTTCTTTTTGAACAGCAGTGACAGCTCTTCTTGCTCTTTCATCCATACTAGGACCAAAGTACCTGTCCATGAATTCAGCAAAACCTTGTATTGAATCTATTAATAGTTGAATTGTTCCTCCATTTACTAGTCCCATGAACTGCTGTTTTATATCAGTCATAGCCTCTTGAAACTGTTCACTTAAAGTTATCCTTCTTTCCATATCATTTATACTAGCTTGTTCAATTCCTGCTTTTCTTAAAGCTATACGTGCTGCCTCTTCACCTTCTTCATAACGTATTCTGTTATATTCATCTCTTTGACGATTAATATTTCCTTGAAGTAAAAATGCTTTATTTAACTCTTCTACTGAAAGACCAGTTGCAGCGGCCATAGACTTCATTATAATAGGGCTTTTCCTCTGCTCTTCAGTTAAGTTTTGCATTTGAGTTAAAACATCTTCTGTCGCTCCAGCTATATCTCCAGTAAAAGCTAACATCCTAGCTCTTTCAAGATTAAACTGCTGTCCGGTTAATAGCTCTGCTTCCAGTTCAGAAGATATAGAAGATTCAAAATTTAATAAACCTTCGGCTATATTTTTAGCCTGATTTAAATTTACTCCTAATCTTCTTGTTCGTATTACAGCTTGTGTAAGTTCTTTTGTAGAAAATCCAAAATAACCGGCTATCTCAGAACCTGCTGAAGATACATCTGATATAACGTCTTTTAAAGGTACTGCTACTCCATTTGCATTGGCAAATTCTTGTACTATTTGATTCATTTCTTTAGTACTCTCCTTTGCATTTTGATTAGTAGCTGCAAAAATAAGATTAAGTTTGCTTGCCTCCTGTGCTGTCGCACCTACCTTTCTAGTTAAAAATGTTTGAGAATCTAAAATATCGTCAGATAAATCTCCTACTATACTAAATTCTTCAGTTAATTCTTTAGCTGCTTGAATAGTAAATTCTACATTATTTCTTGTATTCCCGGTGAGTGTTCTTACTTCTCTTAAACGTTCTCTAAACTGATCTGCAGTATCTACACTAGTACCAAATGATCTAGCTAAATCAACAGCCTGATTATTAGCTCCTATAAATAAATTTACTAGTCCTTTTACTGCTTTAACAGCAAGATCAATTAAAAGAAGTGGACCGAGGGCACCTTTTAATTGAGTGCCTAGGGTTTTGAATCCGGCTCCCATTACATTAATCTGCTCAGAAGAATTTTTAAAATCTCTTAACATTTTTGCAGCTTGACTACCTGTTTTACCTTGTGTCAAATCTAATAAATCCAACTCTAGCAATCTTTGCTGTGTTAGTCCTTTTCCAGTTTTTAATTCTTCCTTACTTAATTCATCTATTTTATCTTTATAGACTAACTGCTTAAGGTTATGCATTGCGGCCTGTCTTGCAGCTTTAGCAGCTTCTTCAAACCCTAAAGGAAGTTGTCTTAAAACAGGTATATCTTTTACAATTCTTTCTAAACCTCTGAAGAAGGTAGTATTAGAATCTAGTATAGTCGAAGAGTCTACAATAGATTTATAAGTATTTGCTAGTTCTTGAGAGCTATCTCTAGCCGCTACAAGATTTTTAGATTGACGTTCAAGCAGATCAGCTTGATCTAATAAAGCTTGTCTTTTTTTAATCGCTTCTTCTTTATCACCTTCTTCTATCTTAGCTGCTTGTATTCTTAAATCTAAAGCTTTACTATAAAGGTTATTAACTTTTTGATTCAGAGTTAAAACTATATTTTGATTTTTAATCTGCTCTCCTAAAGCATTTTTCGTACCTTTAGTAGAATCAGCTGCTTTTTTTTGTATATCGGCTACTTTACCGGCTGAGTTTTCAATTTGATTAAATATTTTTCCAACATTAGCTGTACTTTCTTCGGTCGAATCTAGTGCCTGGTTAAGTTGATTAACAGCAGTTCGTATACCGGCCATTGAATCTTTTATAGATTCAGCATTTCTTACTTGTTCGGGTGTAAAACCTTCATTTAAATTATCTTCTGCCATAATAATGAACTATATTTAATAAATAGCAAAAACCCCTATTTTGTAGGGGCTTTATAGTTATAAGTTGGATCTATACCCGGACGGTGTATTTTACCTTCCGGTTGCTGTTGATTTTCTTTGTTTGGTTTATCAAACCATTCTTGGATTTTTTGAAAGGTGTACCTTCTTAGCCATATGGGCATATTGTATACGTCTTGCCAGGTGTATCCTCCTCTACCGTGAAAAACTATTTCGTGTATTTGAGAAAATACTGCTGTTCTATAATCAGATGTCAGGCCAAAAAAAGTTAAGCCCTATCGGTAAGTCGACGTCCTCCTCAACGCCGTTATTATCGTAAGTAAAAACAAGGTTCATATCAGGATTAATATCGTTGTAGTATTCTCTTAATGCTCTAGCATCTTTCGCCAATAAATACTTATCTACGAATTCTCTTATGTCCTTTTGTTCAGATAATCCATTAACTGATGTTATGATATGCTTCATTCTGGTAGTTACTTCTGCACTACTATTTTTGTCAATCTTTTTTAAGCCTTGCTGCTCTTTTTCAATGAGCTTTTCATCTCTATGTGTAAGCAGTCTAAAAGTAACGTTATTTTTTGAAGCAGGTAATTGAAAATCGAATAAGTTCTCCCCTTTTTTAAATAATTTTTCGTCTATCTCTTTTGGATTCATTTCAGACAAATCAACAGAAATGCTTTCTCCTCTATAGTCTATTTCATAGTCTTTTCCATAAGATAAAATACGTGCTGCTACCATAATTGCATTTTTATCTCCAACTAAAATTTCAGAATAATCTATTCCTTGAGTAGCAATTAAAGACTGTAATAATTTATCAATTACTGTACCCTGTCTAATATAGTTTTGATTAGTTAAAATATCTTCTTCCTTAGCAGTCATGTACTTCATTTCAATAGTACCGCTTGATAAAGGAGAATCTATCGGATAAAGTAAACCTTTGGAAGGAAGCTCTACCGTTTCGGTAGGCAAGTTAAATTTTGTACTCATAAATTTTATTAGTTATAACTTTATAATAAATATATGAAATAAAAATTCGGATAACAAAAAAAAGAGGGCTATTTACCCTCTCTTTTCTTAAGTTTCTTAAGTTCCTTTTGCCACAGTTGCTGTGCCTGTTGTAGAGTTATGTCTCCGGCTTGTAACTTAGCTTGAATCTCATGATATTTTGCTTTCTTGAGATGATAAAGTTTTTTTTCTTCTGCAGTTTGTGGCTCTCCTGGATTGGCTACTGCTATTAACCCTAATAACAGTAACACTAGTGTTGTTACTCTCTTCATAGGTTATCATTTTATATTAATAAATAGTTAAACTTTTCTTAAACTTAAGTTAAACTTGGAAAAACTATGAAGATAAAAAAACCCGACTGAAAAGCCGGGCTTAATATTGGGTAGGTAGTGATTAGTAATTTAAGATGCAATAATCCATTGAGACAGTAATTGTAAGATCTACTTGTGAGTCAGAACTCCAATCGAAATCTCCTTGTCCAAAGTTAGTAATGAATGCTCCTTTGATAATCCATTCTGATACTACATCTCCTACAGGTCCTAGAACGTTAACTGTTAAATCTTTTTTATAAAGATCTGAGTATCCTGCTCTTCCTGTAACTGACTCGTAAGATTGACGTGCCCAATCCATAGCAGCTTGAGCTCCAGAAGGTGTAATTGGATCATATAAAGTCATAGTTATATCTCCCCACTCTCTTTTTCCTCTTATCTTTCTATATGAATTGATATGGTCAAGTTTTACTGTATTGTCTGTAAATGTTGGTCCTCCGACTGTTCTAATCATGAACGATGGAATGCCGTCAACATACATTACAAATCTATTCTGAACTTTAGGCTCAAAGGCTCTAAACATTATTTCATTTGGATCTAATACTGCCATTTTATGCTTGCTTTATTATAAATATCGTTTTTTAAATTTATGCTCCGAATGTAGCTCCTGTTGGTTCTACTACGAAGTCTAAGATTATGAATTCTGCTGTCTTAGCCGGTTGGATAAAGATCTGACCTACTAATTGATTTCTATCAATAACGTCAGCAGTATTGTTTGTATCGTCCATTACTACCCTATAGGCATATAATCCTTGTCTCTGTACTACAGACTCCAAATATGGATTAACTGCTGCAAGGAATCTGTTTCTTGTAGTTAATGTATTTTGTTCGAATACTAAAGAATCAGCTTGGTTACCAATAAACTCTTTAAGTTCGATTAACAATCTTCTTACATTTACTCTGTCTAATGCTGATGCTTTAGATTGTAAAGTTTTCTGACCAAATACTGCTAATCCTGTTCCAGGGAAAGTAGCGATTGGATTAACTTTGTTTGAATATAAAGAATCTCTATCCGACCTAGTTAATTTCTTTTCTGCTTGTACAGCTCCTGTCAATCCTCCTCTTACTAATCCTGCTGGTGCAAACCATGGTGCTGAACTATTATCTGTAAAGGCGTAAGTTCCAGGAATAAATACTGAAGATGGTGCCCAGACAATTTTACCGTTTCCGGTTTGAGTCTGTAACCAAGGCCAGTATGCTGCTCCATAAGAAGAATTAAGATCTGCTGCTTGAGTATTGGCAGTACTTACCGTACTTCCATATCCTGTAAGATCTACTATTGCTATAGCATCTCCTCTTGTTTCTACTAAAGAAATCAAAGAATCAACTGTTGTTCCGTAATTTGTGTTATAAATACCAGGGGCAGTAACAATATTAAACTTATAATCGTTTTTATTACCCAATAACGTAATAACATTAGAATAATCACTTCCGACTAATCCCTGTGTGTTTGTACTATTAATATTGTGATACAAGTTAGCTCCATCTGCAATGTCACCGGTTGCGCCTGTAAATGAACCTGATTGTGCTGTAGGTAATGAACCTGATAAAGAGCCGATTCTTATTTGACCGTCGTTTCCTAAATAATTTAAAGTTTGTCTTGCTACAGATGAAATATATACGTAATTAGAATTATTTACGTAAGAACCAGATGTCTGTATTTGAGAACCATCTGCTGCAATACTAAAATATTGATTACCGACTACTCTTTCAATGTAGTTAGTAGAATTAGGATCTAAATTTACATTATTAAATGTCTCTAAAACAACTTTATTTGTACGGCTGTCATTACCTCTACGAACAATTAAATTAAAAGTACCTTTGCTATTATCAACGTTAGTAATCTCCCATCTTAAATTATCGTCTGAACCTGAAATCAAAGAACCATCGGTATTTTGTGTGTTAGCATTATTGTAAATTGTTCCTTTACCAATAGTTTTAATTACAAAAGGATCGTCTCCTGTATCTGCTGCTACCATATTACTATTTGAAGCTTCTGTAAATGCTCCGGATACTACTCTTGTTACTAAGCAAGTATTACCTCCTTGTTGGAAATAATTTTTAACTGCCATTGATGTAAAGAATTCGTTTACATCTGAACCTGATTCAAATGTAGCTCCAAATTTTCTTACATAATCGTTATAAGATGTAACAATGGTTGGTATTTCAACTGGTCCTTTTACTGTTGGTCCGATGATTGCCGCTCCTGCCTCAACAGGTGCTGGTTGGATAAAAGAGATGTCATTTTCTCTAGTAAATACACCTGGAGATATTAATGTTTCTGCCATGTTGGGTTGAATTTATTAAGTTTATAATAAATATTAAATTATATCGTAAAAAGTTTTTTTAAGTCTACTGTATATAAATAGGAAAGGAGGATCTAAAAAAAACCCTCCTAACTAAAAAAATAAATTTTCTAAACTACTGCTCTAAAGGCACTCCTTCTTCAGCCTTAGCAGGATTAGGAATAAATTCTCCTTTGCTAAGATCTATAGTTCCTGCTCCGTAAGCATCTTCTAACTCTTTGGCAAGTGTTTGTTCGGCTGTTCTAAGTTCCTCTAAAAATTTTTCAGCAGCTTCTCTTCTCTGCTCAAGGTTAATTTCAATTAAAGAAATTTGGCCGAGTTCGTTAATCAAAGCTTGATTTTTTTGCTGCAGTTCATTTAAGCTTTGTACCTGTTCTTCAGATAATTTTTGATTTTCCATTTAAAACAATTAATCGATTAATATATTAATATAGTAAAGTTATTTAACTTTGACAACTATTCAATAGTTTTAGTCACTGATGTAGGTGAAATTTTTTCTACGATCGAGCTTGATATAGAAGCTTTCAGACTATTTACTCTACCAGATTCTCCAGCATCTAAAGCTGTTTCGACCCATCCGGTTACTGTAGTATTATCTAACGAACTAAAATCTGCAAAACTTGATAGATCAGTCACAGTTAGGTTTTGCGTACCGATTACTGTAGCAGAATGTTCTCCTTCTGTTCCGGTTAATCTCCAGTGTACATTATACACTACATCGTTTTGTGTGTTAGACGGACTTTGCGAGTCAGAATGTGTTGGGTACGTATCTAATGTTTTACAGTCCCAGGAATAAGTTATTGCCATTGTTTAAAATTTTTATTATAAATATCTACTTTTTAACTTGCAGGTCTAAGTGCTATTGTTCCTGCAATAGCATTCTCTCCTCCAGACCAAGATATAGCAGATGGGCTTTCTTGTTGTGCGGTTCCTTGTTTTTTATAAAAAATACCTGTGTTAGTGTTATCAACATGGCCAAACTCTGCAGTTGTAAATCCTGTTGAAATAGTTGCATTTGTTTTGTCATCATCGTCAATACCGAGTCCAATTACAATCATACAATTATCGCTTGTAGGTGTTATTGAAGGTGGTGTTATAGATGTAACACTTCCAACTGAGGTTTCCAGAGAAGGAGTTGTGACATCAAAAGGTGTTGTACTATCAACACCTCTAAAGGCAGCTAAAACAATCCCTTCGTCACCAGTATTTCTTACATAATTAATTGATGTTCCTGTAGAAAAAGAATAAGCCATTCTATAATTAACACTATTACTATCCTCATCATCTTGAATATTAGTAAAGCCTGTGGAGAGATTTGATACACCTCCTGAATCTCCTGTAATAACAGCAACAACAAAATCCCCTGACTGAATACCTGTTAGAGTTGTTGTTCCTGCCCCATCAACAAACTCATATATAGATGTAACAAAAGCAATTCCACCAGCAGGAGGTTCTTGAAAAGCGTACTTTAAAATTTCTTGGTAATAACCCATATTTTATACTTTTGTAAAGAAGTGTCTTGCATTTGAACCGTCATACGTAGCTACGAGATAGCAATCTGTACTTGTGGTAAACCCGCTGTTTGAACTGTCCATTTCTGTGGATCCTCCTACCGTTGGTTTAGATGAAGCATTAACAAATACTTTAGCCCAACCTCCTACTCTAACACTACCTGTGGTATATGATGTAGTAGAAGAAGCTGATCCCATACTATAGAATGAACCACCGCTATATTGTAGATCTAAAGCCGTTCCAGTATCTGACCTGGCGTCGGCAAAAGTGTTAGAAGCGGGAACTGCTCCTCCGACTTTATTTAAAGCAAACACACTTTCACCTGATGCTAGGTTAACAGTACCTGCTGCTGCTTTTTGAATACCTCTTATATCAATAATATCATTAGCCGATACGTCAACATAAGCAGAAACTATACTAGAAGCTTCATTATGCCCAGTTGAATCTCTTAAATAACCCATGTTACCTTGGTATCCTATATCTGTTCCATTTTTAAATATTGATACTCCAATATTAGCTCTTGTAACGGCCCCAGTATATGAAACTTGACCAACCACCCAATAGGTACCTGCTTCAGATACTGTTACTCTACCGGCAGAAATACTATAATTACTAGTATCAGTTACTCCATCGGTTGAATTAAAAGGTATTACAGTGGCTGTTCCTGTATTTATATCGGTACTAGTATCTGTAGATGTATACTGTCCTACTGAAACCTGTACTGCTGATCCACCTCCTCCAGCAGCAGCAGATGCTGATATAGTAGCAAGTGAAGCTGAAACTGATCCCCAGTTGTCTACGGTTATATCATCTGCATCAATATCTCCTGTTACAGTAACTCCTGTAGCGGTTGTTTCTAATTTACCAGAGTTATCATAATAAAGTTTTACTTCTGCGTTTTGATTAAAAATAATACCGTTTTCACCAGTATACTTACCTATAGTAACTCCACTTCCTCTAACATATAATCTACCAGTTCCAGTATCATCTATATAGCTATCAGAACTATCATGGTATATCTGTAAATCACTTCCGTCTCCAAATGTAGCTTTAATATTATCATCCCATTTAGTAAGACGCTTCATACGTATTGATACTTCACTACCGTCTAATCTAAAGTATTCAGTAGTACCTCCAGAACCGTCATCTGATTTAAAAATAATATCTTTATCATCTGCTGTATTCTCTATAGTCAGATCACCGGTACTATTGACAATGTTTGTGTTTGTACCATTGTGAACCATTTCCAAATCTGGTCCTGAGCCAAGTTTTAAAGGAATATTATCTACAAATCTAAACTCTTTATTTACAACTACTATTGTCGCGCCACCATCTAATCTAAAGTATTCAGCCGTACCTCCAGAACCGTCGTCTGTTTGAAATACTATGTCGTTATCGTCTCCAAAGTTTTTTATAAATAAATGACCTGTATCATTATTAATAAAAGAATCAGTCCCGTTGTGGTATATTTGTAAATCACTTCCGTCTCCAAATATACCTTTAGCATTATCTACAAATAAAAAGCTTTTCGATGCTCTAGTGATAGCTGAGGAGCCGTTTAATCTAAAAAATTCAGTACTACCGGATTGAAACAAAATATTCCCAGCTGCATTATCTGTTTTAATAATTAAATCGTTAGTATTACTCTCTATAACACTATTAGTGCCGTTATGGTAAAACTCTAAATCTCCTCCAGTACCGACCTTTAATTTTATGTTATCAGAGAATAACATTCCGTTAGGTGCATCAACATTTAAGCGTTCGTTACTACCATCTAATTGGAAATATGTTGTTATCCCTCCAGAGCCATCGTCTGATCTAAATATGATATCTTTGTCGTCAGTGGTTTGTTGAATATATAAATGACCTGTTCCTTTAGCTGTGATATTACTGTTACTACCGTCGTGAAAAATCTCTAAATCATTACTATCACCGTAATGGGTTTTACCATTATCTGATAAGTATATATCTGCTTCGTTGTTTAGTTTAATATTTTTCTCAAATTGTACATTTGTCTCACCTCCATCTAATCTAAAATATTCAGTTACCCCTCCAGAACCGTCGTCTGATTTAAAGATTATATCTTTATCGTTTGCGAAATTCTGTATAGTCAAATCACCTATAGCGTTTGATAATGTGGAATTACTTCCATCATGAACCATAACTATACCGTGTTCAGAAGTTCCAACACTTAGTTTTACGTTATCTTGAACTAAAATCTGTTTCGATGCTACTGTGTACCCTAAACTACCATCTAACCTAAAATATGTAGTAACACCGCCAGAACCATCGTCTGATTGAAAGATTATATCACTATCGTCGGCATATTGAATAAAGGACAAATTTCCGGTGGTGTTTTCAAAAACACTATTAGTACCGTTGTGGTATATTTTTAAGTCATTTGAACTACCTAACAAAAGCTTAGTATTGTCTGTAAATTGGTTATTTTTACTAGTAATTATCGCAGTAGAAGAACCATCTAATCTAAAATATTCAGTTATCCCTCCAGAACCGTCGTCTGATTGAAATATTATATCACTGTCATCAGCATTATTACCGATGTATAAATGACCGGTATAGTTAGTTATTACACTATTAGTACCGTTATGGTATAATTGTAGATCACTGCTATCTCCTAAATATAAAAATGCATTATCTTCTAAGTTAATACTACCACTTAAATTTATTGAACCTGTGAAGTTATGTACATCGTCTATATCGTCACCAAATTTGGTTGAACCTGATTGGTATATGATAGATGCTGAAATAAATTCTGTATGAAATTCTTGAGCAGTTACTGTTCCTTGTACTGTAACATCAGCAGGAAAGGTAACATCTCCTCCAGCAACCATTGTGATTACATTTGTTGATCCTTCACTATCGTTACCTTTTATTTTTAAAGTATTAGAACTATCTAATTCTATAAGTGTTCTTTCAGATCCTGCTACATTTTTTGATACTAGTCCTTGATTATTATCTATATGAATGTCTCCAGAGGCTGATATGCTTCCTGATACTGTAAGTGTTCTTGTTGGTGCTGTAGTTCCGATACCTATTCTACCGGCACCATTAAAGGACATTTCTTTTCTAGTTTCGGTAGAATTATAAACGGTAAAACCGCCGTCCATATGTCTTAGCTCATAAGTATCTAATCCTGCTCTATCTAAAACAAAACCTGTATCACTTACTCCTGAACCTGATGATATTATAAATCCTTCTCTAACTTCTAGTTTTTGAGTTGGTGAAGTTGTTCCTATACCTACGTTACCTCCGTATCTCTGTAAGGTAAGAGGAAGGGTAGATGTACCTCTATTATTTGATTGAATAAATGATACATTGTTAGTGTCATCGACTCCAAAATTTAACATATCACCGGTTGTACCTGAGGTTGATTTAATTGTAAACTGTCCAAAGGTATCTACATTGGAGAACGTTATAGAATCGACAACTTCTAGTTTTGAATTTGGTGATGTTGTTCCTATACCTACTTTCCCATCATAATTTACACGAAACCTTTCAGTATCTCCACCTGTAGCAATAGTAACGTATCCTCCACCTCCTGTAGATATTAACCTAAGGTTTTGATTTTGATTTGCTTTAAGGTTTGCAATATTACCTCTTGTACTAATCTCAAAGTATGCATTAGAAGCATCTGAGTGTATTCTTATGTCTCTTTCTCCATCACCGTCTTGACCTATCTCTAAATCGTAACTTGGTGATGAATTTGCTATACCAACTGAGCCAGTAACGTGTAAAGAGCTTGAAATATTTGCATTTCCTGCAACATCTAACTTATAAGATGGAGAAGTTGTCCCGATACCTACATTACCCCCAGAGCCTTGAAGTATTAAAGGATTATTTCCGTTATAATTCTCTATTATAGAATAAGCAGATGTTGCTGTTGAGTTATACTTCCAACCTATAACTAAGTTGTAAGAGGTACCTTGACCTATTCTAATATCTCTATTGGCAGAGCCTCCAATACTGAGGCCGTTAAATGCACCTATGTTATCACCTATTGATAAAGTAGCTTGAGGTGAGGTTGTATCTATTCCTACATTACCACCATTAAAGTACGAATTACCGTTGGCATCTAAACTTATATTTTGGTTACTTCCAGAATAAATACTAAATGCATAACTATCTCTATGGAATCTAAATCGGTTATTTGTACCGGTTGCATTTCTAGTTATCCATAGGTCTGAATTCGCTACTCCTGCACCTGTGTTAGAATCTCCACTGGAAAAATACCAGGTTCCTCCTGCTGTTAGGTATTTCAAAGCAGCGTACCTTATAGTTGAGTTACTATCATTCAATTCTAGTATAGGATTATCTCCTTGAATATCTAATATTGTTGATGGAGATGATGTTCCTATACCTACAAAACCGGTAGTGGTTAAAGTTAAAACATCTCCGTTTCCTAAACCTGAACCTGAAGAGAATGCAAAATTCTGATTTGTATTATCTCTACCAACAGTCCATTTTAATACTCCTGCATCTTGAAATCTAAACTTACCGTCTCCTGAAGAACTGTTTAGATCTATGGTAACACCGGTTGTGTTTTCTATATCTAAATCTACACTAGGAGAAGATGTACCTATACCTAATCTATCATTAGAACTATCCCAATGTAAATTAGTATCTGAGGTAAGTGTATCTGAGTCTGACCATATAGCTACTTTATTAGCTGCTCCAGAACCGTCAATACTACCTCCACCTCCTCCGCCACCAGCAGCAGCAGAAGCCGATATTGTTGCTAGAGAAGCTGAAATAGAACCCCAGTTGTCTATCTTAACATCAGAACCAGTTATTGCTCCTGATGCAGAAATAGGTCCTGTTACTACTATACTTGAAGCCGATACATCTAGAGTAGTATCTGAAGAACCTAAGGTAAGGGTAACACCCGCTCCTGTTTCTCCTTTTATTGCACCGTTCTGTTCAAATATAATATCTACATTATTAGTCCCATCTCCTATGTAAACATCAGATGAACCGTCTCCTATCAAAACATCTCCTACAGCATTGGATATGACTAAATCATTTCCTGATTGTTCTATTTTTCCTGTTTCAGTCCCGGAAGAGTTTTTAAATTGAATATCTCCATCTGCCGGTGTTATGATTACATCTTTAGCCATTTATTCTATACTTTACTATAAATATTAAATTCTACCACTTATACGTTTCTTCTGTGCAGTGAAACTATTTCTAACCTTAAGTTTTGTTTTTTGTGCAAATTGGTGTAATATAGGCATGTTAGTATTTTTTTCTACCGATATTATAATATCTCTCATTTTATACCCTTCTTCTCTAATATTAGTCGCACTATTGTAAATACCGGTTTGGAGAAAATAATCTTTCTGTTGCGGTTCTACAGTTAACTGCTTATTTTCAAACGAACCTAAACTAGAATTTGAGTATTGTTCTTGTTCTCTAAATCCGACTTCAACCGGGTAATAGCTAGAAGACAATTGAGCGCTAGTAAGAATTGAAGCTTGACCGGTATATTGATTTCTATATCTACCTAACTTATGAACATCATTTAAAGAATTTGCAAATAAGTAAGGTCTAGTGCCTCCAAATCCAGATACTAGCTCTACTTCACATGAAATTCTAACTTTAGTAAAAGCAGGTACAAATATAGTTTCAAAAAAGCCGGAGTTAGTATCACTACCTACCTGTACATGCCAGCATTTATCACTCTGGCTCCAGGTTCTCAAACATCCTCCTTGAGATTGTACGAACTCATTTTCTTCAAATCCAAAATGTATATATTCGGCATAGCTTGATTTTCCCCCGCCTCTATTGTAAGTTGTTCTATCGTCTGTATTTGGAGCTAAAATATAATTACTGTATACTTGTCCGGTTCCGTCTTCAGCAGATCCGTCCCAACGATTTGGCTGTATTTTACAGTCGAGGAAGGTTAACTTTCCTCCGGATGCTCCTATATAGGGTGGGTATCTATAACCGTCTTGAAGAAGTCTTTCAACTACGACTCCATCTTGCATTCTATAAAAACTGTAAAAACCTCTTTGTTCGTTATTCAATAAAATTAAATGTCTTATAGTCCCGGCTTCTCTTATATGATTTACTATGCAAGCATAATCATCTGTTCTAGTAACATATATATAAGCAAGTCTTTTATAGGGGTTATACCATCCATCTGACATCCATCCAGAATAAGAATGTCGTGTTGAATAAAAATTAGTAAATCTTAAATCATAGTTACCGCTATAACCCCACCATCCTCTTTCACCTCTATAAGATACACAGTTTCTATATATAAACCTGTAGGTATCTCTGCATGCTAAACCGGCATATGAACTTAGATAGTTGCAGGAGTTATATACGCAAGAATCAAAAGCAGATTCAAAATTTTCGCCATCGGTATCAGTATCGTCTCTTAAGTAAGCTGTTTTACCTCCTATCATTACACCGTTATAGTAAGTAGAACTGGTATTTCTACCTAAGCCTTTGAATTCTACATTTCTAAATAATACCCGTCTGGTGTATCCGTCGTTACTGGTCCATCTTTCTACATAGACAAAAACTCTTGTATTACTTGAATCGTCTGCAGCTCTAATTCTAGTATCTTTTGTCAAGATGACAATTAAGCTGCCAACTTTATGAACATACCTTACTTGAACGTGTAAAGTTAAAGTATTACCGGATTTAGCTGTTACAACATACCTGGTATTATAATCCCAAGCGGTATCAGTATCGTTATTAACATCTATAAGTATTTCATCTCCAACGTTTATGTCTGAAGCATCTCCTATAGTAATTTGATCTGTAGAATCAGCTGTTGTAATAGCTGTGGTTAGAGTAGTAGCCATTCTTTTGACCATACTACCGTCAACATGGTATTTTTCAGTACCTGTTTGGTAGACTTTTTCTCCAACAACTGTTCCTGATATGCTAGTGTCTACTAGCATTTTGTTTCTTCTAGGACTTATAGATAATATAGTTGCTACATTCCTGTTAGCTCCAGTGCCAAATATAATTTTATAGCCTTTTCTGAAAACTTTTACATTATCTACAAAAATATTTGTACCGGAAACTTTTGTAATAGTAGCAGAAGGTGAAACAAACTGTCTGTAGTATATTCTATTATTTCCTGTATCAACATCATGTACCCACATTCCTTCATCAGTACTCACCCTATAATCTACATTTCTTTTGAATACTGTAATCCAATCTTCAGCTGCAAAATTTGAAGCATCAGCAACTGAGAGGTAATCGGTTTGGTAATCATGACTTGAGGAAAGTGTGGTATTTAAATTATTATCAGAACCAGAACATATTATAGAAGTATATTTTTCTGTTTCTACCCAAACACCGTGTTGATCACTGTTTGAACCTGAAATAGCTATTTCTGATCCAGGTCTCATTTCTAGTTGACCTCCTGATGAGGTATTTCCTTCTGTAAAATATTGTGTTTTAGAGCTCGCTCTTACAGTTATTCTTCCATTCATAACTAATTTAGCACTGTTGTCTAAATATAAACTACCATGGCAGGTAATATCTCCAAATCCTGTAGCTACTTCTACATCGCTATCTATAGTTACCCTATGTCCTGCTGATATAGTAAATGTATCTCCTGCTGCAGGAGTACTGCCTCCCCAGGTAGTAGAAGAAGTCCAATTTCCTGTTTGTGATGATGTTAAACTAGCCATATTATTCTATTACTTCTATAGTATTATCAATTTCATATTCTGTTGTATCTACAACTATTTCAAAACTAAGGTTATCTGCTATATCTTCTATATTTCCGCTATTTAGAGATATACCACTTACATCTCCTTCAACGTTTAATTCATTTGTGGTTTTATTATATGTAACTTTGATAATCATTGTACTGTAGTTAAAGGTTCTATATCTTTACGGGTGGCCTGTATATAGTAAAAGTAGTTCTTTTCTTCTGGACCACCAACTTTTATTGTGTTGTTTTCATATCCTTGATAGTAGTAAATATCAGGAGAACCTATAGGTGTAAGCTGTGCGGTGATAGTAGCTTCATCTACTAATCCAACCCATTCTTCCGGTAGTATGATAGTGTCTGCTTTACTTTCTCCTCTAACATATACTGCATGTTCAGGTCCCTCTAAAACACCGTAGACCAGTCTCTTTCCTTCTTGAGTTGGGTGAGGAATATCAAATGATTTTACTGCTGCAGTAAGTGTTCCGTTTATATCTATATTTCCAGATCCTGTTATATTTCCTTCTACATGTAATGTTGCCTGTGGTGAGGTTGTTCCTATACCAACATTACCGTCAGTTTTAATAGTAAGAGCAGCATCAGTACTTAGGCCTGCAGAAGATGCGATTTTAAAAGAATCATTATCACTATTATCTATACCTGTTACCCATCTACGTACTCCAGGAAGAAGGTACTGTACTATTGCATCTCCGGTACCTGCATTTTCTATAATGATTCCGTTCTCAGTGTTTTCATTTGATGTAGAACCGTAAACATGAAGAACAGAATCAGGTGTTGAAGTACCTATACCAACATTACTATTTACAAAGTATGCATTTGCTGTTACTGCTCCTCCCTCTATCCTAAATCTTTCAGAAGATGTTCCTGAGTTAGTTCTAGTGAAGAATCTATGATGATAACTTCCTGTTGCTATTTCAAGTCGTGTATGGCTGGTGGTGGTACCTACTATTAAGTTTGGATTAGAACCGTAACCTGCTTTTAACGCTACATCGGCTTGTGCAGTTGTTTGAATATCTAACTTTGAATTAGGACTAGTTGTACCTATACCTAAATTACCGTCTTGATTAAGTGTCATCAAAGTAGATGTACTACCTCCGGTATTATCGGCTGTTCTCCATCTCCATGCCCTAGTTCCTGTAGTATTAGACCATATCTCATTAGATACAAAATGATCACTACCTCCTGTTTCATCTTGTCTATGTACTAGATATGCTACACTATCATTTGTAAATACTCCATAATATTGTCCTGCATCTCTACCTACTCTTAATTGAGGTGATGTAGGTGCAGTAGATTGTGACACAAAAACATCTAAACCAGCTTTAGTTGAAGGATGTAAAATAAAGAATTGAGTACCGGATGAAGGAGATGTTCCAAGACCTAACTGACCATCAGCATTCATTCTCATACGGAGAGTTTGATTCTCCATTCCAGAGGTGTTAGATGCATTGAAGTCAAAACCTCCATATCCTCCAAAAACTAATCTATTACTTCCGTCTCTATATAATCCTACGTTGTGGTTAGCAAATAGAATTTCATTTCCAACGTTAGATACTTTTATATTTCCGTCTACTTCTAATTTTTCATCAGGGTCTGTTACTCCAACTCCTACATTACCAGCGTGGTTAAGGGTGAATAATCTGCTACCTGCTCTTGCTATTGTATAATAATCACCCCCACCAAATGACCAAGTAGAGCTACTACCGTATTTATAGTTATATTGTTGAATAGAATTATTACTCACTAGTACATTACCCCCGCTAACATGTAAACGTTCATCTGGGGATGCTGTACCTATACCTACATTGCCATCGGTAAAATAATGATTTCCAGATCCTGAAATTCTTAAAGAACCAGAAAAAGAATGAATATCATCAGACGTATCTCCAAATTTGGTAGAACCGCTTTGATAGATTATTGAAGCAGAAACGAATTCTGTATGAAACTCTTGTGCAGTTACTGTTCCGGTAACGGTTAAATCTCCATCGTGAAGTAATGAACCGGTAACGGTTAAACCGTCTGTAAAATTACCTGATCCTGAAACATCCAGGTTATATGAGGGTGACGCTGTTCTTATACCAACTTTGTTATTTTCAATACTTCCTCCGGCATCTACGCTCAAAAGTATATCTGCTCCTGAAGCATCCTTATTATATAAGCGAAAATCATTACCTGCATGATTTACTCTCCAATAACTTGAATTGTCAGAACGTCCTAACCATAGAGTATCTTTGCTTGCGTCTGTATGAACTACGTGAAGTTTAGCGCTTGGTGAGGTTGTACCTATACCTACATCTCCTGCTGATATATGGTTATCGGTTCCGTCTGTATAGAATGCAATTTTTTCGACACCGTCTTCGTACATATGTAACCTACCGCCATTACCACTTTTTTCAGCTAATCTGATTATATCATCTGTACTTCCATTTGCTTGAATTGAAAAGCCGGAATTAGCTGAACTTGCAGAATTAGATTTAATTGTTAATGGTGATGTAGGTGATGTTGTTCCTATACCTACATTACCATTGGCACTGTCTATAAACATTGAAGAAGTAGCAGCATTCTCTCCTACTTTAAATTCAATATCATCTTCTGCTCTTGATGTTTGTATAACGAGTTTATTGAAATGTGAC